GCAGTCTTGCCATCTATATAAGAAGTAGCAAGACCACCGACTGAACTTAACATTGTTGTAATAGCACTAATCATTTTGTGATAACCATATTAATGTAGTCACTATATAAATTAAAGCAATAAACCATAAAAATATAAATACAGTAACCATGTGTTAAGATATTTAAGATTTTAAACATTTACCTGCTTTAGAACACGCTTGATAAGTTGTACAGGCTGAACATATTACTCTAAAGTTTTTCATTATATTGTCCATGAGTTAAAGTATACTAACATATTTTTTGGAGCTTGTCCATGTTTTAATGCAGCTTGCTTCCAAACATTGTACTTTTTTATGGCTACTTCTTTAGCTTGCTCAAACTCTTTGTAAGCTTTTTCCATATCACCATAACGAAGATCATGTAACTGCTGTTGCATATCTTCTATCTTTTTCTCGAGTTTTA